ACCACCGGTATCCTCTCGGATATGTCCGCGAATGCAGCGAGCCCAATGAGGCGTGCCGAGTTCACCGTGATCGGTACTCCCGACACGGATCCGCTGGAGTGACGCCGAGTGGGCATCCTCGTAGGTCGCCTCCCGCACAAGCTCACCTGGTGGAGGGTCACCGGTGGAGATGGCTTTGGTGGTGACACCTTTGCTGCTCCCGTGCTGATTGACGGTCGGTGGGAAGATCGTCAAGAGACCTTCTACGGAGCCTTAGACCGTCGAGAGCTGGTCAGCAAAGCCGTCGTCTTCGTGGATCGCGACATGGCCGTAGGCGACTATCTCCTGCAAGGCGATCAGGTTGGCCAGAGCTCTCCAGTTGCACTCCCGGGCGCGCTGAAGATCCAGCGCTACGACAAGATCCCTGACCTCCGCTCGCTCGACATAGTCAGAAGGGCGGTGCTCTGATGGCCACTCGCTTCAGGGCTGATTTCCGTCCCCGACTCCCAGGTCGTGTCAGGTCTGGCAGTCGATCGTACTTCCGTCGCAGCTCGCAGATGGCCGCTCGTGAAGCTATGGCCGACATCATCAGGTCGTACGAGGACATCATCAAGAGCCTCCACGACGTGACGCCCGAGGCCATTCGACGTGCGCTAGAACCGGTCTTCGACAAGAGCCAGGAGTACGTTCCTCAGCGTACGGGACTTCTGGCTAGCTCAGGGATCCTCGAAGTGGAAGGGTCTCGCGGCAACGTCGAGGGATCGATCACGTACGGGAACATGCAAGCTTGGTACGCGGCGATGATCCACGAGTATGTGTGGCTCAACCACAAGCCTCCGACTCGCGCCAAGTACCTCCAGTCAGCGCTAGAAGAGGAAATGGACAGCTTCCTCACGTCGCTGGCCGTCGACTACGCTATGGCTCTGGGGGCTTGATGAAAGATCCAGCCATCTGCGTCAAGGACATCATCGTTGGGGCTCCGCCTCTTGGCACGTTCGGAGCCACGACAGGATGGGGTGTGTACATCGGGGCTCTTCCTGCTCTCCCGGACACGGTGATCGTCGTGAACAGAACGGGAGGCCGTCCTCCGTACCCACATCTCCTGCTCAACGAGCCTTCGGTCCAAGTTACGGTGAGGGGCGCGAAGAACGGCTACGTGGATGCGGGCAACAAGATTCAGGCTATCGTCAACAGGCTTCTTGGCATGACGACACAGGTTCTCCAAGGAGACACTTACCGGTCTTGCAACCAGATAGGCGATGTTGCGTACCTGGGGCAAGATGACAACACTCGCCCGATCCTCGTGGCGAATTTCTGGTTCATAGTCGAACCCGCGGCGGAAGCCGGCGGCAACAGAGTCGCTATCACCTAGTAAAGGAAAGGACAAACCATGGCTGCAAAGCGCATCGAAATCTCCGCCGACGACGTCACGTACTACCTGCTTCCCGGCGGTCAAGGCGAAATCAGTCGCGACGGAGCGTCGCTCGACGACACCATCTTCGGGCAGACGTACAAGTCCGGCTTCACGGGTCCCATCACCTGGGGTCTGAACGCGAATGCCATCTACAAGGGCTTCCCCGGCTATGCCGCGAAGATCCTGAAGACCGGCACGTCAACGGCAATGACGGACGAGGCGATGACCCTCGTTTCGGGCAAGACGTACCGCATTACCGCAACGGCGAAGCGTGCAATCGATCGCGCGACAACGGTCGTAGTGGAGGACAACAACGTCGACCACACGGCTGATGTCGATCACATCAACTACCTGTTCGGCGAGGTGACCTTCAAAGCGGGCTACACGGTCACGGGTGCGGTCACAATCACGGGGAACTACTTCCCGATGACGACGGCGATCGCGAAGTACACCGGCTTCACGCTGAACATGACGGCCGAGGCGATCCGCACCTCCGACATGCCGGCGCTCCAGGCCAATGCCGGCTATCACCTGCATTCGCCGGGCCTCAAGACGGTGACGCTGGAGCTGCCGAACGTCTTCCTGGCAGCCGATGGCTGGGCGGAAGAAGTCGACGATCGGCAGGAGTGGATGATCGAGATCAACCCCGATGGCGCGGGGTTCAGCGGGTCGATCGGACGAGGCTTCTTCCAGCTCATGTCGCAGCGCCAGTCCGGCAACGTCGGAGCGCTGGAGGAGGAGACCCTCCGGTTCGAGCTGTACGTCCCGTACTACGCCGCACAGCCGACGCTGACCACCCCGTTCAGCTGGTACCACTCGACGTCGCCACTGTCGCCGATTCCGGTGGCCGTCAAGACGGCCTTGGATCGCTTCCTGGCGGACTTGCCTGTCTACGGCAAGTACCTGCACGACGGTGTCGCCGGCTGGAAGGGGCAAGGCGTCCTGACGAGCCTCTCGCTGACGGCGGGGATGGAGTCCGTCAACACGTTCGCCGTCAACATCCAAGGCAGCGGCGCACCGACCGTCGTGTAACGAGTTCAACCCTGGGGGCATGTGCTCCCAGGGATTTTCGCAAGCAAAGGAGTAGAGTATGAGCACAGTACGTGATGGGCTACGCAAGAAGATCCTGGACGAGAAGATCCGCAAGATCATCGTGGACCTCGACGATGGCGTCCAGGTGGAAGTCCGGCAGATGTCGATCGGGCAGATGCTCGATACGGTCAACGATCCCGACAACAAGAAGCGCATGGCGAACTACCTGATTTCGTGCTGCTTCGTGCCGGGCACCGACGACCCGATCTTCGAGGACTCGGATTTCGACGTGTTGATGGGTCTCCCTGCCGGCGGGTACTACCAGAAGCTGATGGACGCGATCAACGCGCAGCTCCTGCCGATGGAGCTCAAGGAAGCGGGAAAAGGCTCAAGCGGGACTCCTACCAGTTCCTAGTCCAGAGCGTCGGGTATCATCTGGGCAAGACTGAGTCGGAGGTGAGGGCGATGAGGGGCGACGAGTTCGCCCGCTGGGTCACCTACCTTAAGGAGCAGGTGTACAAGGACTCCAATGGCAGCCAGACGCACAATCGACCTGGGAACCGTCGGATTCGGACTCGTACCCGAAACTAAGGCGCTCGAGCAGTCCCTCACTGCCCTTCGCAAGTTCGGCAAAGAGGTAGAGCGTCTCGGACAGGTCGAGGACGAACTCGTCCAGAAGCAGTACCGCAAGTTCGCCAGCATCGAGCGTATCCTTACTACGCTCTATGTGAGGACTTCGGCTACCATCGCCCGCATGAAGGAAGCGGGTGTTGCAGCTGCTGAGATCGACAAGGTCGACCAGGCGTACAAGAGGGTCAATACGACCCTCACCAAGCAGGCTGACCTCCTGTCTCGCTCGCAGATTGCCCGCGCCTCCATCGGGATGGGAGCAATCATCTCGGGAGGCAACCGACTTGCAAGCCAAAAGGAGGTGGGCGGACTAGCGCTAGCCTTCAGGGATCTCGAACGAGCCGCTATCCTTGCGATTGGTCCCTTGTCCGGTGTTGGGGCCCGCTTGGCCGTAATGGCGGCTCTGTTCGAGTCCGTGGGCAGCAAGATGACGCTGATGATTGCCGGAGCAACGGGCGTTGTCGCAGGCATTTCGCTCCTCGGCGCGGCAGGTGTCAAGGCTACGATGGACATGGAGCGCTTCAACGCCCAGTTGGAGGCCTCCACCGGTGCAGCAGCCCTCAACGCAGATGCCTACCAGTATCTGCTGAACCTCTCGAATCGCCTGGGTCAGAACGTCAGAGAGCTGGTAGAGCCCTACGCCAAGTTCACGACGGCCGCCAGACTGTCGAACGTTGAGCTCTCGACCCAGCGGAAGATATTCGAGGCCGCTACGATTGCTGGTACGTCGATGCGGCTCAACTCGGAGAGGATGAGCCTCGTCTTCCTGGCCTTGGAGCAGATGCTGTCCAAGGGTACGGTCTCAATGGAAGAACTCAGGCGTCAATTGGGCGACCTCTTGCCAGGCTCGTTCGAGTTGGCTGCCAAGGCGATGGGTGTCGGGACTGGCGAACTGGCCAAGATGATCAAGAACGGAGAGGTCCTGGCAAAGGATCTTCTCCCGAAACTGGCCGAACAGTGGGTCATGGCCTTTGGACCTTCGGCCCAGAGAGCGTCCCAGTCGCTCCAAGCTGAACTGCAGCGAGTCGGTACATCGACCTTCGAGCTGCTGAAGCGCTTCGATCAGGTGACGAGGTTCTCCGATCTCTTCCGTGAGGGCGTTGTTCTGACGCGCAAGACGTTGGACTTCTTCGCCAGGAACATGGAGGAGATCATCGCCCTCTTCGGCGCCCTGGTAGGTGCCGGAGTTGGATTGGCGGTCCTCCAGCTCTTCACTCGTCTCCCTGCCGCGATCGCTGCTACAACGGCCGCTCTCAAGCAGCTGGCTGTCTGGATCACGGGACTGAACCTCGCGACAATGGCCACAGGAGTTGGGGCTGTTGCCCAAGCTCTCCTGCGATTGACCGTTGTTCTCGGAACGGCAGCCGCTGGATACATGCTCCTCAAGCGGGAGATCGATCCGGCAGCTGAGGCAATGAAGACCTGGATCGACGAGACCGGCAACTGGCTTAACGTCCAGGAAAACATTGCCAAGTCGCACAAGCAAACAACGAATGAGCTCCGTTCGGGGACCTTGGAACGGCTTGCGATCATGACGACCGAGGCCAATGCACTCAAGGCCAATGTCGAGCGGCAACTTGCCATCCAGAAGAAGCTGGTCGAGGAACAGAACCGCAATGCGATGAAGCCTTGGGGCATCTGGGACTCGATCAAAGCCGTATTGGGGGCAAGGAAGCTCAAGGAGATGCAGATCGAACTTGAGGCCGCTGAAGCCCAAGTAAGGAAGCTAGACGAGCTGTTCATGAAGCTCTCCAAGCGCCCAACCGAAGATGCTACCCCAGCAGGCGGCGATGTCGGTACGCAATGGGAGAACTGGGCAGAGAAGATCAAGCAATCCATCCGCGAGGTTACTGGCCTCGGGGAGCAACTGAAGGCGGCAGAGTTCGGGCAGGGTGCGATTGAACAAGCCAGAGGGATGGCCAAGGCTATCGAGATGATGGCTGACCAACCCGAGAAGGGTCGTGGCAACATCGCCATGATCTCCAAGTGGCTCAGGGACGCCGGCTTCGAAGGTGCAAACCTCACCGAACAGCTGTCCAAGCTGTACCTCCTGATCGAGCAGCGTAAGGATACGCTCAAGGAACTCGAAGCGCTGCCAGGCAAAGCCGCTACCGCCGGTGAGGCCATCGCGAAGATGTTCGAGATGGTAGAGGCTCGTCGCCAAGCAGCTACGGTGGGCGATGTTGGTTCGCAGACCCAGCTGGAGAAACAGCTCGTCACAATGGAGCACCATTTCGAGGTCCTCAGGAAGATGGGCCTCACGCAGGAACATATCAACTTCCTGGTCGCCGAGTTCCGCAGACAGTGGGCAGAAATGGAGACCGCGGAGACAGGTGTCCAGACAGTGGAGAAGCTCACTCGCAAGATTGAGCAGTTGGACAACCAGCTAGGCGACAAGAGCGTCCGTGTGATGGAGGAGTACCGCGATCGCGTAGAGCTAGTCTGGCAAGCTTTCGGCCATGGCATCGGTACGTTGGAAGACCTGGAGCGTCGTCTCGCACTGATCCAGGACGACATGAATCGCAAGGTTATCGATCGTATGTCGGTCTTTGGCCGGTCGATCCGCGAGACGTTCCGGGACATCGAAGATCAGACGGCTGCAGCACTTGCCCGTATGACACGAGGTCAAGAGGCTGGGTGGCAACAGATGTTCGACGCTATCCTCCAGACCATCTACGAGTTCATGTACAAGATCATGGTCATCCAGCCGATCATGACAGCACTATTCGGGCAGCTGTATACCGGGAAGACCTCGACTGCGGAGGGAGTCTTCGAAGCCTTCCTCAGACAGCTTGCTCCTGCAGTAGCAGGAGGCATGGGCGGTGCTGGAGCAGCCTCGGCGGGAGGCGTTGACGAAGCTGGCTTTACCGCCGCTTTCGGTGGCGAGAACCCCGTCAGGTACAGTGCAGACTATCTTGGGTTCGCCAGAGGTGGGAGTTTCGATGTAGGAGGTTCAGGTGGCCCAGATAGCCAGCTCGTAGGGTTCCGAGCTACCCCTGGGGAGCATGTCGAAGTGACGCCTCCGGGAGAGAACATGGGGCAGAGCGTGAAGGTAATCGTCCGTAACGAGAGCGGAGTACCGATGGAAGGCACGATGGGAGCGACCGCCTTCGATGCCGAGGGTGCTGTGGTGGAGTTGTTCCTCCGTAGACTTGGTCGGGACGCTGCTGCTAGGGAGCGCCTCGCAACTCTGACAAGACCGCCGAGGTACTGAGATGGCCGCCTTTCCACACTCTTACGCCAAGATCCTTGCCGAGGGGTACGAGAAGAGTCGTCCCTCGGCTGTCATCCGGACTGAGATGGAAGACGGGATGGTCAAGCAGCTCCGCTCGAAGGCTCGAGTACTGGTCAAGAGGAACATGACAGTCGGACTGGCCTCGCTCGCGAACTACCAGTCTTTTGTCACCTGGTTCCAGACGGACATCGACTACGGGGCACAGTGGTTTGACTTTACCGACCCAGAGGACAACGTCACAAAGGATGCACGGATCGTCTCGCAGCTCAATGCCGAGCGTCCCCTTGTCGGAACGGGCCACTGGCGTGTCTCCATGGTCATAGAGACCTGGTCGAATGGCTAAGAACTACACCTCGCATTACAAGGAACAAGTAGGTCCGACGACAGGACAGGAGCCTGTCTACCTCTTGGAGATCACGCACCCGCAACTCGCGACTCCAGTCAGGCTCGTGAACGACACCGAGGATCTAGTGCTTTATCCAGACGAAGATCTGACGGGTCAAGCAACCGCTGGCGCCTCGGACACCCTAACGCTCGCGGCGGGATCGTCTGGAGCGACCGACTTCTACAAGGACTGGCTCCTCAGTCTGACATCTGGCCCCGGATCTGTGCAGGACCGACTGATCTCTGCCTACAACGGCGGTACTAGAGTAGCCACGGTCAGTCCTCGGTGGAGGACAAACCAGTTTCCGGGGTATTCGGAGGACTTCACTAACTCCAGCTGGGTAACAGGAGATGTAGTCAATCCGAAACTCCCCAACACGCTCGACGTTAGCGCCCCCGACGGGAGTTTCACCGCATGTAAATTTGTGCTGAACCAGATTGCCGGTGTCAACCGCAGCTTCGGCCATAACGGCGTTGGAACGCCGGTAGGGGTTAATGGTAGGACTGATGTGTTCTCGTTCTACGTGTACGTACCATCAAGCAATTCAGCAAATCCGTTCAGAGCGTACATGTTTACACCGGGGGAGATACCTACTGACTATACGAACCTGAATGCTCTGGCTAGGGACCAGTGGGTTCGGGTCGGACATACGCATACATGGGGTGCGGGTACCTCTGGATCTATTGTCTGTCAATTCCACGCTAATTCCCCTGACACGGTAGGCGACAAGATCTATGTCTGGCATCCACAGCTCGAGATCGGTGTTTCACTCGGGGACTACATTAAGGCGAATACCGCCGCTGTTGTCGCTCCAACTTCGGCCACCCTCTACAGCTTGACGCAGCCGAGAACCTATTTCGCGTGCGCCTTCAGGATCCAGCTCCCGGAGGACGTGTCGAAGATGATGCCTCAGGTGCCTCTAGTCATCGACAACATCGGTCGCGAGCTTACCCAGTTCCTCGAACAGTCCTTTGGCGGGCGAGGAGCTCAGGTTACGATCAGACAGGTGATGCGGGATACTCCTACTGTCATAGAACAGGAGTACACCCTCTCCCTTCTGAATGTCAGGCAGACGATGCTTGAGGTCGCAGGTCAGTTAGGGTATGAGAACTACCTGGATGCTCCCTGCTTGCCTGCTCTCTACACACCAGCAACTGCTCCGGGGCTCTTCTGATGGCAAACGGTACTCAACCTCATTGGGCAGAGCAATATGTCGGCATCCCTTGCGGGCCCGAGGCTGGTTTTGATTGTGCTGACCTGGCAGCTATGGTGCAGCGTGATTGCTTCGAGAAGGATGTCCACCTGCCCAAGGAGCGCAAGTACAGAGGAGTAACGGGACACGCTAAGTTCAAGGCGATGAAGCAACAGATCGAAGTCCTCAAGGACAGCTACGCGCATAGGACGGATGCGCCTATCGAAGGTGATCCTGTCCTTCTCAAGACTAGGGGCTACTTCCAGCACATCGGTGTCTTCTGCATGATCCATGGCGAGCCCTGGATACTGCATGCGGCGGACGGAGCGGGTCAAGTAGTGCTGACAAGACAGCGTGACCTCGAGATCAGGGGGCTCTTCGTGGAAGGGTACTACAAGTGGAACTGATCAGAGGACAGAATCCAGTTGTAGTAGTCTCGCCGCACCCTCTGGTGCCAGCGAAGGACCGACATTTCGAATATGTCGAGTTCTATCCCAGGGAGACTCTTGCCGACTACCTGGTGAGGCGTGGGCTCCAGCGTAGGTTTGGACTAGACGGGCGTAGACCTGTTGTATGCACAATTCAGGGACTCCGGGTTCCCCGAGAGCTCTGGAGCCATGTTCGTCCAAAGCCAGGGTACGTCATCGAGTTCCATGCCATCGTCCGAGGCGGCGGTGAGGACGGTAACAAGCTCGGTAGAACAATTGGATTGTTCCTCGTAGCGATTGCTTCCTTCTACACCGGAGGTTTAGCCGCTGCTGCGTATGGGCAGCTTACCGGAGCTGTGGTAGCGGCCGGTGTCTCAATCATTGGTGGTCTTGCGGTCAACGCTCTCTTCCCACCGCCGAAACCTCATACTCCGGACGAAGGCGATACCTCCCCGACGTATGCCCTGTCAGGCGGCTCGAACCAGATGCGCCGATACGAGCCGATGCCCCACATCATCGGTACGCACAAGATCTTCCCTGACTTCGGGGCGCAGCCATACAACGAGTTTCGGGGTGAGGATCAGTTCGCGTTCTACGTCTTTAACGTCGGCTACAACGACGTGACGCTATCGGACTTCAAGCTCGGTGATACACCGATCGAGGACTTCACTGGGGTGATCCTAGAGGTGTCTCACGCAGACGGTAAGCTCGAGCTCTTCCCTGGTAACGTCGATACAGTTGCCGGTGAAGAAATCACCCAAGCTGGAAGCTGGGTTCAAAGGACATCATCCGATCATGCGACGCAGCTAGCCGTCGAGATCAGCGGGTTACTCTTTGGGATCAGTGACAAGGGTGACGTCATCGCGAACGGCGTATCGATAGAGATCAACTACCGTAAGGTGGGAGACTCCACCTGGATCACATCGATCGTGACCAGTGACGAAGACCCTCTGTTCGCGCAGGGAGGTGGATGGGGTGACACTATTCGGGTCACCAGGGAGGAGGCCTTCATCAATCAGCTGTACGGTAGCCCTCCAGGCCAGATCCGGATTGAGAACGCTAGCCGGAAGCCGCTCAAGCGTACCTACGCCTGGGGAGTGACTGAAGGACAGTACGAGGTACGTGTCCGCAAGCTGTCGCTCGACTCCACCAACGACCGAGACATCAAGGATCTGCTCTGGACGCAGCTCCGTACATACCAGCCTGACACCGCTAACTATTCGGGCCAGCAACGAATTGCCCTTCAGGTCAGAGCTACAGGCCAAGTTTCTGGCTCACTGCCACCCTTCAGCTGCATCGCCAGAGCAAGAGCTCTTCCGCCTGACTTCGACTGGGCAGGTCAAGACGATGCCCCTTCGCTGGCAATCGATCTCCTTACTGGCTCGTTCAAGATCGTAGCTACGAGCGAGTCAGATGTACCACGTGTTATCTTTACTCGTGCTGCGGGAGTTGCTACCCGAGTCAATCCTCAAGGGTTCATCGAGACAGTAGGTACTGACGTGCCCCGTTTCGACTATGATCCTGTGACAAAAGCCTGCAAAGGGCTACTGGTCGAAGAAACCCGTACTAACAGGGCGCTGAGAAGCTCCGAACTCGACAACTCGTACTGGTCGAAAGAGGGCGCTTTAACGGTCGATGCTAATGTCGCAGTAGCCCCGGACAACACTCTTTCCGCAGATAGGTTGAACGACAACAGCGCGGTGGCTTGGGGGTTGCTCACTCGAAGCGACTTCCCGGTATCCGCAAATACACCCTACTGTGCATCGGTCTTCGTGCTGAAGGATTCGATCCCACCGGACACTAGATTCTGCCTTCTGAGGATAGGTTTCGATGCTGCCGGGTCTAACTATATCGACCTGAGGTTCAGGACAGACACCGGCGCCGTATCTACGACAAACCCCTTCAGCCGGACCATCCATGCGGCAGGTAGTCAGGACTTTGGGCTCTTCTGGAGGTTCTGGATAGCAGGTGAGTCGACGGTAGTAGGAGCCAATGCAGAGGTCGAACTCTACCCAGCTGTTGGCGCAAGTGCTACGATGTCTAACTATTTCGCCTCGACTACTGGTAGTATAGTAGCATGGGGTCTTACGTGGGAGCAAGGAGCCTTCCCGACTTCCTACATTCCGACCACTGACGCAGTGGCTACGAGACCATACGATCGTGCAATCCTGCCTAGCGGCGAATGGTTCAATGAGTCGTCCTTTACCATAACTACCGAGTTTATTAAGCCCATTGTCCCATACGGTGGTGGTATCTCGGCCTTTATGGTAGCACGTACTCTCACCTCAAGGGCTGCGTACATAACATCCGGGTCGTCTGCTGTGAGCGGGTACGACGGGACAACTGTTGCTGGTGGACATAATATTACGGCAGGAGCCGTTGGTAGAAGTGCATATGCCGTAGACTCCGGAGGGCAGAGCATTTCCGTAAACGGCGGGACTACCCTGAGTTTCGCGTACGATGGCACGTGGAATTCTGGCGAGGCTTTCGGGCTCGGGATGGATAACTCTCCTCAAGCTCACTTGAATGGTCACCTACGTCGCGTGGCTTTCTACTCTTCGAAGCTGTCCGCTGCGACTATGCAGAAGCTGTCGACTAGCGGTCCTGCAGTGTTCGCTAAGGAGGACTCATCGAACCCAGCCTGGTGGTATTTGGAAGCTCTCCGCGGCAGACTCCAGAACGGCAGTAAGGTATATGGTGCCAATCTACCGGATAGCATGATTGACTTGGAAGGCCTGCAAGCCTTCGAAGACTGGTGCGACAGTGAAGGGCTCACGATCAATGCCATTCTGGACACCCAGACGTCAGTGTACGATGTGCTACAGACCATCGCACTGATGGGTCGAGCGACACCCTCATGGGCAACAGGCAAGCTAGGCGTAGTCTGGGACGCGCCGAACTTGCCCACGACGATGGTCTTCGGGATGCACAACATCGTAGCAGGCTCGTTCGAGGTGAACTACGCCACAGAGGATCTGGCAGAGGTCATCGAAGCTGAGTTCATCAACCCCGATCTGGACTGGCAGCGAGATGTAGTTAGGGTCCAGGTTCCGGGAACAACTGGACAGACTAAGGTCCGCCGAGTGCAACTGTTCGGGCGGACAGACAAGGATCTAGCTGCGCAGGATGCCAACCTCTACGCAGCCAACAACGCGTACCGGAATCGGAAGTACAAGTGGACCTCGGACTGGGAGACGATGCCATGCGCCAGAGGTGATGTTGTTCAGATCTCCCACGACCTAGCCTCTCTGGACTACTCCGGGCGATTTGTCGAGGGCACAACGACTACGTCCTTGAAACTGTCCAAGAAGGTGCCTCTCTACGCGGGAGGCTCCTTCATTGTCATCGTCAAGCCTGATGGCGAGATGTCTACGCACACGATCGCTGCAGGTTCGGGGGATACCGATACTCTGACAGCTTCTCCGGCTCTTCCCTTTAATCCTGGTGCAGATACGGAGCATCCGCCGTATGACTACAAGTGGATCTACGGTCCGACAGCTACGCCAGGTAAGAAGCTGAAGATCGAGTCCTTCAAGCCTGTGAGCGAGCGGTATGTCGAGGTTTCCGCCGTCGACGAGGCAGACTACTTCTATACCGCGAAGGACAACCCCTACACCTATGTGCCCCCGACACCGGTCTTTGGACAGACCCCAGTCATCCAAGGACTGACACTGACACCGGAAGGTGTGAAGTCTGGAAAAGGGTATACAGTACGAGTCCTCGTGGAGTGGCAGGTTCAGGGATCCTACTCCACGGCGGACGTCAAAGTAGGTATCGGCACATCCTCTCTTGTCCTAGTAGGGCGTGCGATCAAGGGTAGTGTGCACGAGTTCCTCATGACCGACGATCAGGACGTAACGGTAGAGGTTACCGTCTACTCGGATCTGGGACGTGTTGGATCCTCCGCCAAGGCTACGGTCACGGAGCACATCAACTTTGCTGCGCTGAGGGCGCCAGGAGATGTAGTAAGCTTCACCATCGCCGGGGACATCTTCAACTGGAGCGAAGTCACTGAGGTCGATGTTGTCGGGTACCAGATCCGGTTCCACTTGGGCGACAAGCGGACGTGGGAAGATGCCTCTCCGATGCACGAAGGTCTCATCACGGAGCACGAGTGGCAAATCCCGACGACTCCCTTGGACGACGATGTTGTTACATACCTGATCAAGGCCGTGGATGCCGCAGGTCGATACTCTGTCAATCCCGCCATCCTCATCAAGAACCTGGGCGATCCTCCTATTGCCAACGTGGTGGAGACGGTCGACTACCGAGACCTCGCGTGGCCTGGAACAATCACTGGAGGAACGATCTCTGGCGGGGATATCGTTGCCAACACGACAGCGCTCTTCTATTCGGGTGTAGATACGGATCCGCTCTACACGAACGATGCTGATCCGATGTATCCAGCGACGAACTACACTGCTCTGACGTACGAAGCCACCGTCTTGGTGCCTGTCTCTGCTCTGCAAGGATCTGTCATCACGGTCCAGCATGTTCTGCAAGGAGACCCACACTATCTCGACTGGCGCCAAGATGGTATAGGACCTTTCTATGGCCCTGACGACGTGGCTGCATTCTATACTGCCGATGCGGACCCGATGTACGATGTCGGCGAGTACATGCCTTGGACTGGTGCTCGTGTAATCGAGTCCGGTGATAGATACCAGTTCCGTGCGAGGGCTGCGCAGGGACCTATTCGAGGCATCTTCTCCGAGCTGTTGGTGACAATTGACGCCCCGGACAAGGAAGAGGAATTCAACAACCTCTCGATCAGCGCGTCTGGTACTCGTCTACCAATTACTCTGGATTACACCTCGATCAAGAGTGTGCAGGGTACGCTGGAGAACGACGGCGGTACAGCAGTGACATTCACAATCGAGGACAGAGATCCAGACCTTGGACCTTTGATCTTTGCCCGTAATTCCAGCCTTACAGCCGTGACAGGCCGGGGCGACTTTAGAGTGAAAGGATGGTGACGACATGACTGCTCTTCCTGCAAAAGGCGACTTGGATGGCACGACTGGTGGACACAACCAGGGGATGTTCAAGACGGCAATCGGCAACTTCCGTGACTGGGCTGCTGGCCTCTTCGGGACTGCCGGTACAGTAGCTGGAGCACTGGACAACTTCAAGGTCCTGGATCCGCAGGCCATCTACAACCTATCGATCGGGTTCGCTGTTGGCTCCAATGCCTTGACAGCAACGATCAAGGACTCCAAGGGAGCGGATCTCTCGTCGACGAACCCCGGCTTTGTCATGCAGAGGCACGCGACCCTGTCGAATGGGACGATGAACCTCCGAGCTCTGACGGCCAACATCTCAACCGTCATCTCCTCCGGGTCTACCGCCGGTCACGCCTCTGCCACAGAGGAGCTGTTGCACTGGTACCTGATCGACAACGCCGGTGTGATCGAGCTGGCCTGGTCCACAACGGACTTTGGCGAGAGCGGGATCGTCTCAACGTCGGCAGAAGGCGGTGCAGGAGCTGCTGACTCGGCCACGACGATGTACTCCACGACGGCTCGCAGCAACGTGCCGTTCAGGAAGATCGCCAGAACGAAGGATACCCAGACAACTGCAGGTTTGTGGGCAGCAATCCCCTCGGAAGTCCAGGTTGTGCCGTACGACGTCGTGGACGACTCCATCCAGCAGAACTCGCAGAGCGCCGCGTACACGGCTGTCTTCCGAGACGCGAACAAGCAGCTTCTCCACCCCTCGTCGG